AATGGGTGTCGGTATCGACGTTGAGAACGACTCAGTTGTAGGCACTGGTGGCACATTCGTCGCTGGTGCGTCTGCTTCGACCGCGACGGTCGCTCAGACAGCTACAACCGCCGATCCTCGTGGTACGTGGGCACCGGGCGACGTGCCCGATGGCTCTACGAACTACAAATTGGAAGTCTTCTGTGACAGGACAAACCTGCACGGAAATCAACAGTTCCGCGCTTAACATCAACCATTGGAGCGGGTGGGAGGCAGTCCCACCCCTCCACTGAGTTTATAGGAGAAGGAGAATGAGGAAACTAAAGCCTCGTTATGCACGAGCGATGTCGTCCAGGCCGACTAGTGTGGCTCTCGTAGGAATGGGACCGACATCTTCACAGTTTGTAAGTTACATGCAGAAGCACAACATGTTGACCGATTTCCCTGACGAGATTTGGGGCATCAACTTCACAGCGAATTGGTTAGCTCTCGACAAGTGTTTCTTGATGGACGGCATCCGTAAGGGTGATGGTACTTCAGAGTGGTTGATGTGGCTGAAGTACAAGCGGGAAGCAAAATTCCCCATCATCATGCCGTTCAGTATGCAAGGCTTCGACAATGTTGTACCGTACCCAATCTACGATGTGGTACAGAGAACAGGAGAAGTTTGGTACAACAACACCCTTGCATACGCAATGGCCTTTGCTTGTGCGATTGGTTCTGTAAGGCGACTTGATCTGTGGGGTTGCGATTTCGCATACGTACAGAGAGTTGCCGACATGGACGCAGAAGGCAAAGCGACCATCGCCAAGATGCAGGAAGGAAGCAAAGAGAGAGCAGACGAGGTTGCGAAGGTCGATCAAGAGATCAAGCAGTTCGTGCACAACATCGAAACTGGACATGCTTGTGGTGCGTATTGGGCTGGACTGTGTAGAGGATTTAACATCAAGGTCCGTTGCCCAACTACGACCTCGTTCTTAGATTACAGCAAGAGAGATTTCTACGGATATGGTGATGCTCAACCGAACATCAAGCCGCACACTGAGACCATCAAAGCCAATCCATAGTTCTCGCCGCTGCATCCACCGACAGTGGAAAAGGCGGGAAGGGAGTTGGGGGCGTGCTCCTTCCGCTCCCTTCTCTCCTTTATTGATTTATGTCATATGATACGCTGACCAATCTAATTGATCGAGTAGCAGAGAGGTTGTCTCTGGTCGGAGGTACGTCTACACAGACGTATGCAGAAGACCGCATTGCTGCTGCTATTCAACACAAGTTTGACATCTTGTTTGGAGAGACATTTTGGCCGCAGCACGTTGTATGGGTAGAGCACACACTTGATGGAACACTTGGAGTTGTCACTGCTGATCTGACTGATCTGCTGTCGGACTTTGACGACATTGGCAGGATATATCCAGAAGATAGCACAAATCCTCTGCCTCTGTTCCCACACACGACCATGAACCCGAACATTTTGTCTGGTACGAGGCCAAGGTTCTATGCTGCGATACCAGAAGGTGAGAGCAACGACAACAAGGTGTTCCACATTTGGCCAAAGACCGCAACCGGAGACATTCAATACTTCTTCAGGAAGCATCCGAAGACTGACACAGCGGGACGTTTGTTTCTACCAGAGGACACAGTGACATTTGACGACCACGCTTTGATCCTTGGTTCGACGTTCGACATCTTGGAAGATGATGGAACGAACCCAAACGCCACACAGAAGTTCCAATCAATGTTTGAGAGCAGAATGAAACAGTTGAAACGAGCGTTGTCCAACGCTCCTATTGCTCTCGATCAAGGACGACAGAACATCTTGACTACTTGGGAAGCTGTTTGATGGTCACTGTTAACCGCATACTGACAGACGGAGCGAAAATTCGCAGAGGAAACCTTCTGCGCGATGTGACCATTCGTGACTTCTCAGGCGGATGGAACGTCATTGACAACGACCTCAATCTATCGAGTAAGTTCGCAAAGCTGTTGCAGAACTTGCAACGCAATCCTGACGGTTCGTTGTCTGTCAGGCCCGGCACTCGACTGTTCGCTGACTGTTCGACATATCTAGATCGTATCTTAGGTATGTGGTACTTCTCAGCACACATCATCGCCGCAGGGCAAAATGGGCGACTGGTCGCTGTAGACGCGACTGGTATCGTCAAAGACATTTGGTCTGACGCTTGGGCTGCTACACTTCCTGGTACACCTGATGGTTGGGACAGTGACCTTGAAGTCGTTACGGCAACCATATTCAATGGTGAGTTGATAGTCTGTAACGGCGTAAACAAACCGTTGACGATCAACTCCAATCTTGCCGTGACGTATCTACAGGACTTGGCGACCAACTCTAACACAAACACCCCAATCGGTAAGTACGTAAGAACGCATGGTCGGTACGTAGTCATTGCAGGCATCCCTGGCGCATTGAGTACAATTGCTATCTCTGCGACAGACATCGCTGGTACATGGTTTGGTGACGCCGCTCCGAACGACGCATTGAACCTCGACCTTGGCAGTCGCGTACCGAAAGGCAGTGAAGAGATCAGAGGACTTGGTAGGTTTCGTGACAGACTGGTCGTGGCGTTCGATGAAGTGTTGTTGCCAGGAACGCTTGGAGAGTTCAACACAGCAGGAGATCATGTGCCTGTGTTCGACGATGCCATTGATGAGCATGGCAGTGTCGGTCATCGTGTTATCGAGAACATTGGTGAAGACATGCTGTTCTGTGACACAGTTGGCGTTCCTGCACTGACACGAGCACTGTTCACGGGCAATGTACGTCCTGATCGTCCGTCGCAGCTTGTAGACCCTGAGATACAGAAGTCTATCGGTGCTTTGACTGATGCAGGAGCGTTGGAACACAGAACACATGCAGTATACGATGGCCTAGACTACAACTACATGCTGTTCATTCCAAATCACGATCTTGCTGCGAACACAACCGAGACCAGGGGTTTCATCTACAAGCGCATTGAGAAATTGAAGGTTCAAGCTTGGTCGGAATGGCTCGGATGGAATTGGTCTGCGTCTGCTCGATCTGCACTGAGGCGAGTGTTTCATGCTCGCGATGCTCTCATATTCATCCAAGGCAACAACGATGATGTCATCAACGCAGACTTCGTTGGGGAGCAAGAGACTTTCTCAGACGGGACTACGTTTAAAGATCAGACAGGCTGGACTCCCGTTGCAGACGAAGACGACAGTGGTGTCCCAATCGAGTTTGTGTGGGAACTGCCGTGGTCTGACAACAATGCCCGGTTCGATGTCAAAGACATGCGGTTCATTTCATTCGACACGAAGGGGCATGGACGCTTCACAGTCGAGCTATTCGTTGACAACATTTATCTGGACACAGAAGACCCTGGGGAGACCTTTCAAGACGAAACATTATTTGATGATGATACTGGTTTCGACGTAGATGTTCTTGATCCGACACTCTCAATGGAGTTTGTTGGCGGAGACACAGGCGGATTTGGACAAGAAGGCTTTGGTGACGATGGCTACGGTGGTGGCAGACCAACCAACATCGAGAAGTTGTACCAATTCACTGCCAGATACAAGATTGCCAAACTTCGCATCAGCGGTGAGACACAAGCTGGTGGTGACATCGAGCCGTTGAAGTTCATCTCGGTCACGATGGGTTATCTACAAGGTAGTATCAGGAGATAAACATGGCTAGTGCTGTTGACACAACATTCCCACCTGATGATGAAAAAGTCAGTAAGGCAGACTTCAGAGCACAGATGCTTCTCATCAGTAATGAGATCACCGCTTTACAACAGAAGGTGATGACTGGCTATCTTGCGTACCACTCCATTGTGGACAAGGTGGAACTACCTTCATTGGTTAGACGACATGCAAAAGCAAACCTCGCTAGAGATATGGCGTTTGGGCGAGTGTCACTCAATCCTGCCAATAACTAGGAGTTAAAGATGACTGATAGAATTGGCGTCCTTGGTGAAAGCACTGTAACAACTGCGGCAACTACGACGATCTATACTTGCCCTGCTGCGAAGGCTGCCAAAGGACGTATCATGTGGCGTGGTCAGTTCGCTACACAAGACGATGGTGATTTGACCATCACTGTGAATGGCATCGCTGTGATTGTGCAAACCAACGTGACTGGTGGACAGTTTGGGTTCTCTAGTACAGATCAGTTGGTTGTCATTGGAGCTACGGCGCCTGCTGGCACAAGCGTAGCCACCACAGTATCACCAGCGGCACCAGAATATTTCTTGTCTGCTGGCGATACGTTGACATTCACACTCGCTGGTTCCAACATGCAGTCGATGAACATTCAATTCGTTGGTACGGAGATCGACGTATAACGCTAGGAGTCGTCAATGTCACATGAAAGAACCCCAAACTTCGGGTTCGAGCTTGTAGACTTCAACAGACGGCCTTGGCATGAAGATGAGCACAACAATTGGGTGCTCGCTGATGCGTTGATCGCTCGGTACTTGTCGATCACGAATGTTCAGGGCATTTGGCAGAACGCTACAGCAGTCGTTGTTGGAGACAGATACGTCGATGCAGACCTCGGAACGATTTGGGAGGTCTTGATCGCACATACGACGCCAAGTTCTGGGACATTCGCGGCTGCTAGAGCAGCTACGAGTGGGCGGTGGTTGTCTGTCTCATCGACGTTTACTAATGCTGGCGCTTGGACTGCTAATACAGCCTACAGTATCAACGATGTTGTCACTGACTCCAACCGTGTAGGCATTGTTGCTGCGGCGCACACATCGGTTACATCTTACAACACAGGTGTAACTGCGGGCAACATCATCACACTGATCGACCTGGCGACACAACTTGCTGCTGCTGCTGCTAGTGCTGCTGCCGCCGCTGTGTCTGCTGCGTCAATAGCATTGCCTCTTGCAATAACCAGTGGTGGTACAGGCGCGATAACTGCTGCTGCTGCTAGGACTG